CCTACACATCACTCTCATCAATGGTGCTACTATAGCCCTAAAGGGCGCAGAGAGACCTGAGACTATGCGTGGTGTTAGTCTTAAGTTCCTCGTGTTGGATGAATATGCTGACATGAAGCCTACTGTGTGGGAACAGATACTACGTCCAGCGCTTGCCGACCAGAAGGGTGATGCGATGTTCATTGGGACTCCGATGGGACGCAACCACTTCTATGACCTGTATACCTATGCAGCCAATGAAGATGATCCTACGTATAAGGCTTGGCACTTTACATCCTATGACAACCCACTACTAGATCCAGCAGAGATTGATGTAGCTAAGAAGTCTATGTCATCCTATGCTTTTAGACAAGAGTTTATGGCTTCCTTTGAGGCACTAGGCTCAGAGATCTTCAAAGAAGAGTGGGTACAGTTTGGTAAAGAACCTGATGAAGGTGATTATTACATTGCAGTTGACCTTGCAGGCTTTGCAGACATAGCTAATGCTCATACGAGTAAGGCTAAGAAGCTTGACCAAACAGCTATAGCGGTCGTTAAAGCCAACACTAGCGGGTGGTATGTAGCAGACATTATATACGGACGTTGGGATATTAAGAAAACAGCTCAAAAGATCTTTGATGCAGTGGCTAAGTATAAGCCTGTATCTATAGGTATTGAGAAAGGGGCGTTGAAGAACGCTGTATTGCCCTACCTTACAGACCTTATGAAGGCCCATCAGCGCTATTTTAGGGTTGAAGAGCTTACACATGGCAATAAAAAGAAGATTGACCGTGTTGTTTGGGGCTTACAAGGCCGCTTTGAGAATGGTCAGGTAATTCTAGGCGAAGGTGAGTGGAATACAGAGTTCTGTGACCAGTTATTTCAGTTCCCTAACCCATTAGTACACGATGACTTAATAGACGCACTAGCATACATTGACCAACTAGCAGTTCTTAGCTACTATGTTGACTATGAAGAAGACGATTTTGAGGTCTTAGACCCTATAACAGGATATTAATAGATGAACTTTGAAGAAGATACGTATTTTGACAGTGACTCCCTAGAAGGATGGGTTACGGATAAGGTACAGCAGTGGCGTGACCACTACGAAGCTAACTACAAAGAGCAATTTGATGAGTATTATCGTCTGTGGCGTGGTCAGTGGGACGGTAGCGACTCTATGCGTCAATCTGAGCGCTCTAAGATTATCTCACCAGCCCTACAACAGGCTGTAGAAAGCTCTGTGGCAGAAGTAGAAGAAGCTACGTTTGGCCGTGGTAAGTTCTTTGACATCAAGGATAACTTCGGTGACACTGAAGCTACGGATGTTATGCTCCTTCGTAAGCTAATGTACGAAGACTTTGAATATTGTAAGATCCGTAAGGCTGTAGCAGAGTGTATCCTAAACAGTGCTATCTATGGTACTGGTGTAGGCGAGATTGTAATGGATGATGTTACTGATATTCGTCCAGCTACACAGCCTATGATGGATGGACAAGTTGAAGCAGTCGGTGTAGAGAAACGTGAGCGTACAGTAGTCAAACTACGTCCTGTTATGCCTCAGAACTTCTTAATTGACCCTGTAGCGACCTCTATTGAGGAAGCATTGGGTGTAGCTATTGATGAGTTTGTACCTCTACATCAAGTAGAACTTATGCAGGAGAAGGGCATTTACCGTGATGAGCCTATTACAGTAGATGCTCCTGATATTGACCTAGAACCAGATCAAACCTTGTATATGTACCAAGATGATAAGGTACGTATTACTAAGTATTACGGGCTTGTTCCACGCCATCTCTTTACATCAGCAACCCTTGACGAAGATGAAGAAATGGTTGACCTTGCGGAGGGTGACGACACCGACTCTAGCTACGTTGAAGCTATTGTAGTTATTGCTAACGGCGGCACACTGCTGAAGGTAGAAGAGAACCCTTACATGATGGGTGATCGTCCTGTTGTAGCCTTTGCTTGGGACGTTGTGCCGTCACGGTTCTGGGGTCGAGGTGTTTGTGAGAAAGGCTATAATAGCCAGAAAGCGCTTGATACAGAGCTACGTGCTCGCATAGACGCTCTTGCACTCACTGTACATCCTATGATGGCTGTGGACGCCTCTCGCTTGCCTCGTGGCACTAAGATGGAGATACGCCCAGGAAAAACTGTCTTGACAAACGGTAATCCTGCTGAGATCCTACAGCCTTTCCGCTTTGGCAACCTAGACCCTAGTACATTCAACCAAGCTGCATCTTTGCAGAACATGGTACAGATGGCTACAGGTGCTGTCGATAGTACAGGCATTGCAGGCTCTATTAATGGCGATGCTACAGCGGCTGGTATCAGTATGTCTCTTGGCGCTATCATTAAGCGTCACAAACGTACTCTTATCAACTTCCAAGAGTCTTTCTTGTTGCCTTTTGTACGCAAAGCAGCATACCGTTACATGCAGTTTGACCCTGAGCGTTACCCAGTTAAAGACTACCAGTTCACTGCTAGCTCTTCGTTGGGCATTATAGCTCGTGAGTACGAAGTTACACAACTTGTACAGCTTCTACAAACTATGTCTCCAGACAGCCCACTGTACCCAGCGCTTATTGAGAGCATTGTAGACAATATGAACCTCTCTAACCGTGAGGAACTAATTGCACGACTGAAACAGGCAGCAGAACCTAATCCAGAAGCTCAGCAGGCAGCTCAGCAGGCTCAGCAGATGGAACTGGCTATGAAGCAAGCTCAGATCCAAGCGTTCCAAGGACAGGCAGCAGACTTTAATGCTCGTGCTCAGAAGAACATGGCAGAAGCAGCAGTTGCTCAGTTTGACGCTGAGACAGATCGTATTAAAGCTATCAGCTCTAACCTACAGACAGGGAACCAAGATGATGTTGAGTTCCAGCGTAGGGCTAAAGTAGCTGAACTAATGTTAAAAGAACAAGCAATGGACATGAAAGGAGCATCTAATGCTAACCCCGTCACAGATCAAGGAGTTTCTATTACAGGTGGAGACAGCAATCAACAACCTAGCCCAGCAGATGCAGGAGCTCCAGCAGAAAGTCGAGCGCCTCGAAAGCTCAGCTTCGGAGCAGGGCAAGACAGTTAAGAAAAGTGTAAAAAGTTCTTGACAAAAGAGCTATTTTATGCTATAATGTAAAGTATAAGATACAGGCTTTAACACAAGTTAGGGTCTGTGTCAACAATTAATTAACAGGAACCCTTATGGACAACTCCTTAGTAAAACAGTATGAAGATTATTTTGAGATGTTTACTACTAACGGCTGGAAGCTGTTGATGGAAGACATCGAAGGAATGATTAAAAGTTTAGACTCTATTGGCTATGTAAACACTCTTGAGGAACTGCATAACTATAAGGGTCAATTAAGTATGCTCCACCGTCTACGTGGTTTTGAAAATGCTATCACACAGGCGTACGAGCAGCTAACGGAAGAAGAGGCTAACTAAGGCTAAACTTCTTCTACAATAATAAAAGCGCTTCAGAGTTTAGGGGAGTCTATAACGGAGCGCTTTAGGGTAAACAGTAGCTTTACTGCCCCTATTAAAACAAGGCTACTTCCACAATGCGATTAACGCACGGAGTTTATAATGGCTATAGAACTTTTAGATGACGAACGCCCAGAAGATCAACTTAATGAAGGTGAAGAATACTCAGGCTTTGATGAACAGGAAGCTGAACAAGCTAACCCTGAACCAGAAGAAGTAGAGGATGACGTACCAGAGAAATACCGTGGGAAGACACCCGCTGAGATTGCTAAGATGCACCAAGAAGCTGAAAAGCTACTAGGTCGACAGAGCAGTGAGGTAGGCGAACTCCGCAAGATTGTTGATGACTTTGTAAAGGCGCAACTCGCAACTAAGACTGCCCAAGAACAGTCCGAACCAGAGGAAGACGTAGATTGGTATGTCGATCCTCAAAAGGCTGTAGAAAAGGCTATTGCAAATCATCCTAAGCTACGAGAAGCTGAAGCTCTAACAACAGAGATGAAAAAAGCTAAGGCGCTCAATGAACTTAAATCTAAACATCCTGACTATACTGAAGTAATTGCAGATCAGGGCTTTGCAGATTGGGTGATGGCATCGCCAGTACGTCAAAGACTGCTTCAACAAGCTGACCAACAGTTTGATCTTGAAGCTGCTGATGAACTACTGAGTACATGGAAGGAACGCAAGGGTGCGGCTCGTACATTGGCAGTAAAAGAACAGACTGAACGTAAGAAGCAAGTTAAAGCAGCCTCTACAGGAGCTACAGCAGGATCTGGTGAGGCACCATCTCGCAAGATCTACCGTAGGGCTGATATTATTAAACTTATGCAAACAGACCCAGATCGCTATATGCAGTTGGCAGATGATATTGCCCAAGCATATGCCGAGAAAAGGGTTCGATGACTTAATCCCATTTTGAAAGGATCTTTATTATGGCACTTGGCTCAAATCATGTAACTAACACTACCGCTGCTACTTTTATCCCAGAACTCTGGTCAGATGAAATCGTAGCAGCATACAAATCTAACCTCGTGGTAGCTAACCTCGTCAACAAAATGCCTATGCGTGGCAAGAAAGGCGACACTATCCACATTCCTAAGCCTACTCGTGGCTCAGCTTCAGCTAAGGCTGCACAGACTCAGGTAACTCTGCAGGCTGCAACTGAAAGCGAAGTAATCGTAACTATCGACAAGCACTACGAGTACTCACGTCTGATCGAAGACATCACCGAAGTACAGGCTCTTGCTTCTCTTCGTCGCTTCTACACTGACGATGCTGGTTACGCTCTGGCTAAGCAGGTTGATGACGATCTGTTTGCTGAAGCACAGGCTACCTTCACACTGTACGAAGTTGGTTCAGGTGGCGGTCTAGAAGCTTATGCAGCTAACGGCGCAGCTAACCCAATGACTGATGCGGCTTTCCGTGATGGTATCCAGCTCCTTGATGACTCTGACGTACCAATGACTCAGCGTGTACTGGTTATTCCACCATCAGCAGTTAATACTATCCGTGGTATCGATCGCTACATGTCTTCTGACTTCGTTGATGGCCGTGGTGTTGTAAACGGTAAGATTGGTACTCTGTACGGCATTGACGTATACGTATCTACTAACTGTCCTGTTCTAGAGTCTGGCGCTAACAAGCTGGGCGTACTGATGCACAAAGATGCTCTGGTACTTGCTGAACAGCAGGGCGTACGTTCACAGACTCAGTACAAGCAGGAATTCCTGTCTACACTGTTCACTTCTGACACTCTTTACGGTGTTAAAGCCATTCGCCCAGAAAACGGCATTGGTATCGTTCTGCCAGCATAAGGCAGGCTATGTTGGG